TGAACCTAGTTGTCCACGTGGCCATTTGATTCTAAACTCTGTATTTTCAGTCAAGTCTTTAGTCATTAACTCTACTTGCGTGCTAAGTTTGTTTTGGGTCTCAATGATTCCAAAATATGCCCAGGTTCCAATCGCGACCATACAGATCAACGAGGCTACCGTCTTCATAGGCATTTGCACAGCTGCTTCTTCTGAAATATTAAGTGGTTGTTTAGCCATTAATTATAATTATATCCTGTGTTGCCTTGTCCTAATTGTTCAAAAAGTTTTTTATGTTGGTCCATAATCTCTTCATCCATGTCAAACATCTCATCCATCTTATCATCCATGGTTCTTATTTCAAACTCTAGTCTCTCAACTTTGTCTTCCAACACAGCTTGACTTGTAGATAGTTCAAATGTTCTAGATAAAGACCATCCTCCTAATGCAATTAGAAGTCCAACCAACATAGTTAAAATTTTTTCCATCATTGTTTTGGTCCAATAAATTTATCGCCCATCAGTTTTATATTAGGATTTTCTTTTTTGTAATTATCTTTTTTTACATCCCAATAACTGCCTTCAGGCCTCTTGTTTTCAGGAATGATTATACCAGAACATTTTTGTACTAGCAATGCGAAGTTAGGATTACGTTGAATAGTGGGGTTATTGTTGACTTTTCCACACATTTTCATCAACTCTAATTGCTGTTTTAATTGTGCATTTTCTGTTTGTACTTTTCTAAATTCTTTTGTGCAGGCAGAACCTAAATATTTTCTCCAGGTAAGTCTTATTGATTGATCATCAGAAGGGCTATTATAATTATTATCAGGATTATAGTGTCGATACCTAGACTCCGAGTCTCTTTGTTCGATTGATAAGCTAAGGTCGCCAGTACTGCAAGTATTAGTACCGTCATTGAGATACTCATTACGCGGGTATGCAGGTTTCATAAAACATAACAACACAAATAAAATAATTAATGCACCTGTAAAATAATAATTCATCCTGGCTATCTCCATAGTTCATTACCTACTTAAATCCTTAATATCATAAGCCTGCTGTCTAACTTCATCCGCCAATTGTCTGTATAAATTTTCTGCCATCTGCCAAGTTGCTTCAGCAGATGACAGTCTTGTATTTATTTCTGAAATATTTTTTTGAGCTTGTTTTAAATCTCGTTCAAGATTTATAATTTCTTGTTCTGATGCATTAATAGTATCTGTAAGATTAACAACATAACGAACACCTGTAAATGTCCCCACTAATACTGAGGCCACAATAGGTACCATTACTATATTTTTCTTTAATAGATCTACTAAATTCATCGGGCATAAACTAAAATATAATAGCCCCTAAGATGAATCCGGCTACAGCACATATAATTTCTGTTCTGTAATGTAATTGCCAGACCATAATTTTCTCTTTGTATTTACTTATCATTGTCTTCCTCCAAGTTTCTCAGCTGATAGTCATAACTTCCTTGTTCGTGCTCGTCAGTTATCCATTTAGCTGAATTTTCTACGGAGTATATCTTACTTGTTACTAACCTATTAATCAAGTTTTTTGATGGGTCCACACCCATGGATGCGTCATACATCTTAAGTCTATTATTAGGCTGTATTGCAAAGTTTCCATCCTCTAATTGAAGAACATGGCCACATTTGTGTTGATCTGGTTTCTCCGCATAACCAAAATTTAATTCATTGTAATCACCAGAACACCAATCAATTGTAAAAAGATATTTACCTTTACGTTTTACTTTACGTCTCGATGTGTATTGCATAGTGGCTCCGGCTAATTCGTAAAAAGTTGTAACGCTTACATTATAACTAAAGCTGTCCCACATAACTAATTCATCAAGAGGAAGTTCTTTGACTCCTGGTTTTGTACAAAAAGCTGAGATAGGTGCTCGCCACCATAGACCACCATCTTCCATTAAGAAATGAAACAATGGGACTCTGTTAGGTATAGAACTAAATCCAAATACTCCCACTTCAAAATATTTATCGTGTGAGTCTTTTTGATCTCTTAGATAGTTACCTCGAACATAACACTCTATGATCGGTATGTTTGCGTTTAGATAAGCCATTAATCATTTATCTCCCCCCAATTGTCTCCTGATTCATAGTCAACTTTATTTGGGACTTCTAGCTTAACAGCCTGTTCCATAATTTCAATTACCTTTTTGGCCTGTGCGTCATTCTCTATTGATAAATCTAATTCATCATGAATTTGTATATGCGGTATGATTCCTTCTTTGTATAATTCTAACATAGATTTTTTTGTCATGTCTGCTGCACTACCTTGAATTAATTTGTTTAATGCTTTATAAGTATATGCCCTTTTTATTCCTGGTCCATGTTCCCTAAGCGCATCTTCATGCGGTAATGCTTTGTGCATACCAAATTGATTCGGTTCCCATAAATGAAACCTGCATAGTCGACCAAGTAAGGTTCTTATCTGTCCCCTGTCTTGTGCTCTGTTGGATGCTTTCTCCATTAGTTGTTTAACAAATGGAACTTTAGCATGGTAAGTATTAAATAATTCTGCAGCTTTTTCTTTTGTAACTCCTAGCTCTGCTTGAAGTTTTGCCTTACCCATGCCATAAAATAATCCAAGGTTAATTGTTTTTGCTTGTGAACGTGGTATCTGAGCCATGTCAGCTACTGTTTGGTGAAAGTCTGCGCTAGTGTCTGTTTCATACGCTTCTATAACGTCGTATACAGACGGTAGTTTGTACAAAGAAGCATAATGCACTACCAACCTAGGTTCTTGTTGAGAATAGTCAAATACACCCCATTTACAGCCCTCCTCGGGTATAAATAAAGACCTTATCTTAGGGCCTAAATCCTTATTTCTTGCAGGAATTTGTTGTAAATTAGGGTTCTGGTAGGAGAACCTACCAGTAACCGTGCCCCCGGTTTGTGATCTAAGCTGATTAATTTCAGCATGTATTCTGCCTTTGTGTTCGTATCTTAAAATAGAATCAATAAAAGTTGTGTGTGCTTTGTTTATTTCTCTTGCCTGTGCAATCATATTAACAACAGGATGTTTATGTTCTTGTAAAAAATTTTTAGTAAAAGATGGTGCTTCTGTTTTTTCTGTGCGTGGATACTCTAGTCTCAATATATCGAACACATTTGCAATAGATCTTGCGGCCCATATCTGTGTATCAATATTAGTTTCCATTTTTATTTTGTTTAACAAGTCTTGTTCTGCTTTTTTAAATTCTGTTTTCATTGTGTGAGCTTTTTCTATATCCACACGGACACCTTTAAACCTCATATCAACCAAACACGGAAACAATTCTGTTTCTAAATCAAATATGTCTTCTAAATCTTGTGAAATAATTTCTTTTTTCATTTCTTGCCACAAACCAAAAGTTGCTTCTGCGTCTCGCTCTGCATACGCACCTACATGCATTGCAGGAAGTTTGTACATTTCTGCTTTAGGATCTATGCCCCATTCAGATGCAGCCTCTGCAAGTGCAGCTTCATTTTTACCAAAACCTAAATAATGCCACGATAAACTATTGAGATCATAACGAAATCTGTTTTCATCTGTAACAGCTGCAGCAATCATAGTACAAACAATGTCGCCGTTAATTTTAAAACCCATAGCCCTAATCCAACAAACATCATACATTGCATTGTGAAAAATTTTAGTTGATGGTGCTTCTAATATATCTTTAAACCAAGATAATACTCTTGCCTTCTCCATGTTACCACCACCCTCATGACCAATTGGAAAATATCCTTTGTAATTTTTTGTTGCAACAGCAATACCTATAACTTCTCCATTACCTATTACAGCACCGGATCCTTTTTTAATTAGATCAGGATCTTTTGTCTCCAAGTCAATTGCAATCTCATCAACCTGGCGTAGGTCTGGAAACTCTTTTGGTTTTACCCACTCTGTCTGTGCTTCAAACTTTGGTATCTTCATGTTGCTAGATAACAAAGAATCAAAATACATGTAAACAAACCCATGTAATGTGGTATGTGATTATTTGGTTCCATAGTCCCTTTCAATTATCATTTCTATAAAATGTATTGCTTTTTCCAAGTCTTGTTTCTTTCCTTTATCACGGTGTCGTATTATATATTTTATAGCACAACCCTCGGGATATAACAACTCATTCTCAACTACAAACTTACTGGGTTGGATTTTGTATTTTTGATAGTGATTCCCGCCGTGCTGCTTATCCCAAACTTTCGATGTCATAACCTCTGTCCTCCTGTTTAGCTGTCATTATATATAAATTTTGTTTTGTACGTGTTACACCTACGTACCAGACTCTTTGTTCCTCATCATACTTGTCTTGACTTTTTTCTATTGCGTCTCTTATTTTTTTTGTGTTGTCTAAAATTAATAATACGTTTGTTGCCTCTCCACCTTTTGCTGCATGTATTGTAGATAGTTTAACACGCGCAGGGCTATTTAATTTTTCTTCAGCTCGCAACATTTCTCTTATGTATAAATTTTCTTCTGGATCAGATTTAAATACTTCGTGCCAGGTTTGTGTAAAATTAAAACCAAACTCTTGTAAGTCATACATTCTTTCTTCTTCTTTAACCCACTCTAATTCTAAGAATTCAAATAGATCTCTGCATTCAGAAAGAGATAACTTATCTCCGTTTGTCCATCTGGTGTAATTTTTTATTGCTGTATACAATCTTGTTTTATAACTCTTTCTGCCCTTAATTTCAAAGTAAATTGCCATGTCTCGTAGTAATGGTTTTAATTTTGTAAGTTTGTCGTTTGTTCGTGCAAGAACAAGCCAATCACCCTCATGTAAAGGTGCATCCTCTATTGCTGTTATGTGTTCCACGGTCCCTGATTCCGGACGTGGTGACCATTGTTTTTTAATTCTTCGATCATCGGGTATTCTATTTAAAATCTGATCAGCTATGTGCTGCACCATACCTGGAACCCTGTAAGATTGTGGCAGAACTATGTCTTTTGCAGGTTCATCTTGGAACCGTTTAACATCTGCACCGGCCCAACCATAAATAGCTTGATCATCATCGCCAGCTAGTATAACATGTTTGGAGTTTTTCTTCAGTATATCGTACATTTTCCACTGTATTGGCGATAAATCTTGTGCTTCATCAACGAATATTACATCATATTTCGGACACAATTCTGCCATATTAAATTTTTCAATCATGTCTGTGAAGTCTACTAGACCATATGCTTCCTTATAATTGTCTACTTCTTCTTTTAAAATTTTTAATTGATGTTTATCGATGTCTTCAGAATACATGTCTGTATTATACTCATCTTCAATTGATGTATTTTTAATTCTTGCTGCATTTATAATGTTAAAGTATTCGCTGTCTGAATCTACAAACCCTGTTTTTTCTTCTCCATTAGAATAAACTGTAACTTCAATACCTAGTTTTCTACCTATGTCTTCGTAATGTTCGTCCTGCATTACGTTACTTTTTTTTATTCCCAATCTATTAAACGCTAAAGAATGTAAAGTTCTAAAATATTTTAAATCTTTTTTCTGTAATCTAGGGTAGGCATCCAACATTCTATCTACAGCCTCGTTAGCAGCTTTAGTTGTAAATGCAAAGTAACCTATCTTGTCAATGGGTGTACCTAATTTAACAAATGTTTTTACATACTTAATAAGTCTAGTTGTTTTACCTGTACCAGGAGGACCCAATATTTTTCTAATCACATTATCTCCGTGTTATGTTTTATTTTTGTATGATTTATTTCTATGTCTTCAAACTCTTCTATGTTTATCATTACAATATTCTTTGTAGGTGTATTGTATTTACCTTTTTCTTTTGTAGGATATCTTTTTTGTTCTAAAAACTGTATGTCACATTTTTTATAATTAGTTTTCATCATGACTCCTGTCTTGTCTTCTCCGTGTTTCCAATTCTTAGATCTTAGTTTGTCGTAAAATTTATCAAACTTAAAGTATGCATAGCCATCTTCAATTAAAACTGTACCAGATTTAAATGATGCGTCGTTCATAGCTTTTGGTCCGTTTATTTTTGCATGTAATACATCGTGTAGTTTTTCTTTAGGTGATGTACCAATAGGCGGGTTAATTATTTTTTGTGTATCAAATAAAGTTTCTAATATTGTTTGATCTTCTGGTGACTTAATAATAGGTGGTGGAAATCCTGCAGCTTTTGCAATTGCATTTCTACGTTTACGTTGATCAGTTACATGCTCGATTGTTTTACAATGCACTGTTGCTTTGCCTATGCCGTCAGGTTTAGTTACATCAAATTCATACTCTGGATCTGGTTCTATATCTATCTTACGTAGGTTTGTTAACACAGGATACGAACCTTTAGATCCTGCTAACACACCAAACTTTTTCTTAACACATATACCTTTTTTACAAAAGTCACTGATAGGACTTTGATTACATGTGTAACCTTTCTCAGATTTATTCCACGACCTTGTCTTTTGTTTTAATTTTGTATCATCCCACGCATTGGCATGTTCTCTTGCAAAGTATTTTACAGGTGCGTTTTTTACTTTTTGTTCCCAACTGTCTGGGTATTTCATCTTTACAAACACATGATAGTTATACATAAATCTATCTTTACCATCAAAGTTTGGTTGATTAGATATTTTAGATATCAAAGCAAGACAAGGTGGACCTTCTACAAAATCTTCATCTACACCTTGCATAGATCTTTGTTCCATATCTAATGTAATTGTTTTTAAATCTTCAACACTTGTTATGTTTGCATCTGCAACTTTTATAAATTGATCTAGTGTAAAAAATGTTCCGTCTATGTTTAACGCTCTACGTTTTGTGCTTTCAAAGTAAGGTAGGTTTATAAATTGTCCTGGTTTTAAAATCCCTGTTTCCGGATCCTTAGTTAGTTGTGTTTGTTTAGGAAATATTTCACAATCAGATTTAAGATTAAAGATAGGTAATAAGTTGCTTAAGAATGATACAATTAAAGTTGATTTAACAAACTCATTCATAAATAAATATAAATGTAAGCCACCACTTTTTGACTCAATGGGTATTAGTGGTAGTTTGTATTCTTGTATTGTTTCTAAATAAAATTTTTTATCAAAGTTTTCGTATTGCTTTGGGTCAACATCTATGACTCCAAATCTAGCATCGCCGCTTTCGTTTGTTGGCTGTATTCCAACAGATATTTTACCATTTAAATGGTCTTCATATATATTGTCTGTAAATTCTTCGTAGGTCCATCTGTAATTAGGTTTTTTCTTTCCGCTTTCTGGGTCGACAATGGCGTTAGTCCAATCCGCTATGCCGTATGCATGCCTGTAGCCATTAAATATTTTTATATACTCTTGCATAATTATCCTGTCTACGTGGGCCAATCAGTCTCCCTCCTGGCCCACGCTGTGCACATACCCCGAAGGGATTATATAATGCTGCTACTTTCCGCGGGTTTCTCTTCACCATGCTTCGCTTTGACCGCACCTTTAGAGATACTTTCAGAAAACGATTTAGCTTGTTGATAGATACTTGCGTCAGTAATAGGACCAACTTTACTTACTTCCCAACCAAACCAAGTGCCTTTGTCATTAGACATTTGGGTAGTCTTTAGTTTGTAAATGTGGCTAAAAGATGCCGGTGTATATAAACCGTTTTTACCTTTTAGTTTTATGCCCGACATCATTGAATTCCATTTTCTACTAATTTTTAATTGAGTAGATTTCATAGAGATCAACGCAGTCGATGGACTGTCTCCAGTTATAATTACAAAATGAGACGCAGTCTTTTCAATATAATTACCATTCGGTAATCTATCTTTATAGTTTGCATCTGCTTTTGTTTTAGACATGATATCAGATGAAGAATCATAAATTGCAACAGGTGCACCTGGTCCCTCTCCTCTATCTTTCCATTCGATGTACTCAAGTTTATAAAATGCAGGAATGACATCTATGCCTTTCACTCCATCGTATAACTCTCCAGAAACAGAATTGAATATCATTCCTGGTTCTGCACCCTCAACATACTTACCATCACGTTTATTAACTTCTGGTGAAAGTTGTCCTAGGATTTTTAAAAAAGGAAGGGCTAGATCTTCTTGACCTATTTTACCCAAACCTTTTGCTGCATCTTCTTCAAACATATTTGAAGGAAGTGGTGCAGACTTTTTCTCTGCTACTTGGTTCATGTTTATTTACTCCTTGTTATTTTTGTTCTGTTGCTCGTAAACAAATTAAAAAGATCAGAGGGCATATCGAGTCCAGCCTCAACACGCTCTCTGACCAATGCTTTAAGTGTCATTGGTTCGACCTTTAATTTCTGGATTGGTTCGTACCCTTGACCTTGCGCAAGGACAGCATATTGCTGTGCCTTGTTATCTTCGGAACGTCCAAAAGCAACGGTTATCTCATTTTTAATAAGATCTCCTAGGCCGTTCTCACGAAGCCATTTGTATGCTTCCTCCCTTTTGTCTGCGGGTATAGAAGCACCATATACAGGTTTAACTTCAACTGAAGTTCCATCTGCTAATTTTAATGTAGAGATATTCATTTCTTGCATCATCGTCGGTATCACTTCTGCTGACACCAACTCCACCTTTCTTTTTACCTCTTTTAATTCTTGTTCTTTAACTAAAAGTTCTTCTTCTAATTGTTGTAGTTTAACTACTTGATCAGATAATTTGTTGGCATCATTTGCACCATCCAAATCTTCTCTTTGATCTGCCTCAAAGTCAGGCATTTTTATTACTTGTTTAATCGACATTTATTTTTCCTTTCTCGTATAAGTTTATTTTAAGCGGGTAGTACATTCTTTCTTGTCTGTCCCATTTTAACAAATTAAATTTGCCGCTCGTAATATCAGAAACAATAGAACATGCAATACCAATTATAGCAGGATCACCTGTCAATAATAAATAATCTTCTGGAGTATAGTTTTCTAAAAGTTTTCTTAATTTAAAAACTAATGGTCCAGGAGAAAAAATTATTTGAGAAAATTCTGGAAGTAAGAATTTAAACTCTCCATATTCTCTGGCACTCATAATATTTATTTTAGGAGTACCTGCTTTTGTTCCTGGTAATTCTTGAATTACGTATACTATTTTTTTTCTTTCTAACATTGACAAACAATATAGGATGTTCTATATAGAAGTCAACTAGAAAGAAAAAATATTATGAATTATAAATTTAAGACTAAGCCTTATGCTCATCAATTAAAAGCATTAGAGCTTTCTTGGGAAAAGCCATACTTTGCTTATTTTATGGAAATGGGTACAGGTAAATCAAAAGTATTGATAGACAATATAGCTATGTTGTACGACGCCGGCAAGATCAATGGTGTCTTAATTGTGGCACCCAAAGGTGTTTACAAAAACTGGTATGAGCAGGAAATACCTACACACATGCCCGATCATGTTGAACACCAAGATGTTTTGTGGCAAGCGTTAATTACTAAAAAACAATCTGCAGAACTAGATAAACTTTTTCAACCAGGAGAAGATTTACATATTTTAATTATGAATGTAGAGGCTTTTTCTACTAAAAAAGGTGTAGAGTTTGCTGCTAAATTTTTACGTTGTCATAGAACTATGATGGCTATTGATGAATCTACTACTATTAAAAATCCTGATGCTAAAAGAACTAAACATATATGTTCTCTTGGAGAATACGCAGGTTATAAAAGAATATTAACTGGATCTCCTGTTACTAAATCCCCACTAGATCTATACAAACAATGTGAGTTTCTTAAAAAAGAATTATTAGGCCACACTTCTTATTACACTTTTAGAACTAGATATGCAAAAATGAAGACAGCTAATTTTGGTGGTAGGTCAGTACAGATTGTGACAGGTTATCAACATCTTGCAGAACTATCAGAAAAGTTAAAGCCTTTTTCTTACAGAGTCTTAAAGGATGATTGTTTAGATCTACCAGAAAAAACATTTATTAAACGTCTAGTTACACTTACACCAGATCAAAAGAAAATTTATTTACAAATGAAAAACTTAGCTCTTGCACAAATGGACGGTAAGATGATGACCACAGCCACTGTAATGACTCAATTAATGAGACTACAACAAATTACTTGCGGCCACTTTACAGCAGATGACGGCACCGTACATGATGTTGATTCTAATAGGTTAAATGAATTAATGACAGTGCTAGACGAAATAGAGGGTAAAGTAGTTATATGGGCCCATTGGCAGAGAGACGTACATAGGATAATCCAGGAGATATCGAAAAAATTTGGCGAAAATAGTTTTGTGGATTACTATGGTTTAACGCCTATGAATGAGCGTCAAAAAAATATTGAAAGATTCCAAGATCTAAACTCACCGGTAAAATTTTTTGTAGGCACTACACAGACAGGTGGTTATGGTATTACTTTAACAGCAGCCAGCACTATGATTTATTATTCTAATGGTTATGATTTAGAAAAAAGACAACAATCAGAAGCAAGAATAGATCGTATTGGTCAGAAATATCCGATGACTTATATAGATATTTATTGTGAAGATACTGTTGATGCTAGAATTGTTAAAGCTCTTAAGAAAAAAGTTAACATTGCTAGTCAGATTATGGGTGAAGAATTAAAAGATTGGATTTAACCCGCAACTCTACCGTCTTTCCATTTCATTTCTGGAAGGCCGTTCTCGTAAGATTTCCCGTCATAAGTTAATACTTGTTTTCTGTTCGCACCCTTTTCATTGTACGACACGTGGACCCAGCCACCTGCGGGGTCGTCTTTTTTGTAGAACTCGAGGATCAATTGATCGAAGTCACAATTGTTTTGAATCCAGTAAGCCGTCTTAATATTTGGAACACCTGCAATCTCGAAGTCGACGGCTTGCCCACGGGCGTGCTGCGAAGTCTTTTTGCTGCCGATCGCTTCACACAGCGCCTCAGACCTGTAGCCCGATGTTATTGTAATTGGCTTTTCAAAATGTGCTCGAACCGGCTCTAGTATTTCATAGCATACGTTCTCCAAGTTTTTAATATCACCTGCTCCTGGTGAGTTGTCAATCCCTTTTCGCGTGGCAGTCATTGACTTAGTCATCTCTTCAAGTTTAAAGTGTTTAGATAATTGCATGATTTCCTACCTTATAATTAAAGTAAATATAACATATGCCATACCTGTAATCAAGGCTCCTACAGATACTAATAAAATGCTTTCTATCCTGTTTATTTGATGTTCTAATTTGTGTATTTTATCGTAAGTTTGTTTTTGCATAATTCTGCATAACTTTTCGTGTGATTCAATTTTTTGTAATGCGTTATCTTTTTTCATAATTATTCTAGGATTATTGCTTTAATAGATTTTTCACCCATGTATATCTCAGTCTTTGCTTTACCCTTCCAGCATTTATAAGATACAGATTCACTATACTGTCTCTCCGCTTCGCGCTTGCCGCGTAAGCATTGGGCCATTGAGGTTTGGATACGATGTTCCTTAATTTCTCCGTTTACAAACATTAATAATCCTATTACTGCTTCGATCATTGATGACCTCCATTGCCGTTAGTATATTTCATCTCTCTAGATGCGTCTTTTAATTTTTCTATATCAGTTAATACTTTGTCCATTTGTTTTGTTAAAAATTCTATGTTTACTTTGTTCAAAGCCATAGACTCAATGTGTTTATTTAACTTATCAGTAGTTTTATATAAATCCTCGATCATCATAAATTGCTCGCTATCTGCGGGAAGCGAACCAAGTTGACCCCGTGGCCATTTAATTCTAAATTCTGTATTCTCAGTTAAATCTTTTTCCATCAACTCTAGCGTTGTAGAAATTTTATTTTGCGTCTCAATAATACCGAAGTAAGCCCAGGTCCCGATCGCGACCATCGCGATCAGTGAGGCTACCGTCTTCATCGGCATTTGCACGGCTGCTTCTTCAGAAATTTTTAGTGGTTTACTCATTATGTTCTCCTAGCAATTACTTGCTCACTTGGTGATAGTAATGCACTCTGTGTTCTTGTCAAGCCT